TTCTCTTCGAGCGTTGGAACCCTTTACGGTAGCTGTACCGATTGTGGTTTACACTGAGGTGATATCAGCTCCTCAGTCAGGCCACAAAGTCAGCTGCCAGTAATTGAACAAGATCACCCTCGACAGCGTCTCCGCTGCCGAGAATGACCTCTTCGAAAAGGGCCACAACTTGATACCCAAAGACGCCGTAACGGTGGAAGATGAACACATTGAAGTCGTCGTCACCCACAACATCTTCGACAATTAACTTGTCTCGGATGTTGCTAAGGGTGACGCCGGCCTCACGTGCGTTCCAAGAGACTTCCACGCCAGCGGCTTTGAGCATTTTGCGGTCCTCAGAGAAACGCTCCAGTTGGATACTGAAACGTTCTAAGAATATGTCCCGCAAACAGGGCACGAAGCGAAATTCATAGGCATAGCCTAAGGCTTTGCCCATGAAATATGCCGGGTCAGACACACCGGCATTGAGGTTGGCACGCATGTTAAAACGTGCCAGGGCTTTCCCAAGCAGTGGGACCGTGAGGTGCGTCACTGGTTGGGAAGGCCGAGGGATAAACAGCTTGCTTAAGAATGAACAATTGACAAGCCCCCGAAAGCGCTTGACCTTGGCATCCATCTTAGCCTCGCTGGCTATCCCCTGGTACGTCTTGGCAGCGTATCTCCCAAGACCCTCAATGCGGGCAAGCATGTCATCGCCGAGCAAAAGAGCGTTGCAACGAGTGGCGCGTTGCGCGTTAAGGAATGCAAAAAGAATGCATGCATTCCAGAACGTGTTCCGGAAGGTGGTGTCGGTGGCACCAGTGGGGAGCTGATTGTCAAGCTCAGCCCGGACTCCGTGCTTCTTGTTGGACACAACAAAATGGTTAGTTTTGCTGTGTAAGCGGATGAACCATTCGGGACAACCCAAACGGCGCATCAACATTATCTCAAGAAGCATCACATCCGAGCATTGCTTCATGTCATTGGCGCTAAAATCGCACTCAATGAACTCCCCACTGCCCCCACTGACGAAAGGAGTGTAAACTTCAGGCGTCTTTTTATAAGCTGCCTTGAAGCGAAATTTTCCATCCATGCGGTTGAAGCACGCATCCAGGCGTGACATCAACTCGCAAAAGAGTGGACCAGAAAGAGCGTTGTAAATGTCCGTCCCTTTGTAGATGACTCGTGGGGCCCAGTTGGGCTTGTGTTGAACCAGCAAGGCCTCGGTCTTAACGAATATTTCCTTGCTGGAATAGTCCTTGAGAGTGGCAGTTGGAAATAATTCCACTGCTGCCCGCATGCGGGCTTGCTTCTCAGGACCAAATTTCACGAGCCACGTTTCAAAGAGCTCGGACGTCCATTCAAAAGAGGGTAATGGCTGTGGGGCCAATAAAGAAATGAGCTCCGTAGACCTGGAAATGATCTGCGGAGATGCGCGTTCAGCGCAAAAATAATTACACCGCTTCCGGAAAGCGGCAAGAAAGTTATAATACCCGTTGTCCGGCACAACGGGGTGAAAACCCGCGAACAGCGGGCCCCCAGTGGTCACTGGGAGGGGCTCTGCATCGAAATGCTTGGGAAGGGTAAACCTAGCTTTTACTCGTGGTTTGAGCAAAGGGTCTGCCCTAGCATGCCATTCGCGGGCGTGTGT